ATTTTGTTTTATTAGTTGTTTCCCAGTACATATCGCACTCATCATTTTTGATTGGAACATTAACAAAGTAAGCCTGATAGAACTCATCTTCTTTTGCTGTGTAACGATAACAAGATTCTTTCATTGGGCAATTTGTACCCATACATTTTGTGATGTCTGCCATAGTTATTTATTTAGTTATTAGATTGCTAATTTATTAAGCGAATGCGTACTTTCCAAAATTCTTTTTGAGTTCGTAGAATGCCCTCATCATTATTGCGTCTGCAAAGTCAGGAGAGATACCGTGCCTCTTTTTCAAATCTTCTTTATTTGTCACTCGCAGCTTTCCATCACTATCAATCTTTTCCCTTCTAATCATTTCAAGTTCCTTTACAATTGTGTCCTTGTGAGTGGACTCAAATGTGATGGCGTTGCTACTTATCAATTCGCCTAACTTGAAATAGCAGTCACTTTTGAGATTCATATAATTGTCACGCACCGCTTTTGATCCGTTCAAGAACCCTTTGCAATGGAGATAATCTTTGCAACCCCCTCCAATACCATCCTCATCAACCAGTACGTTAGAAAGTCTTACGGAGTGATTTTTGATAAGGTCATTGATGGTATCCACAACCTCATTAATTGGTTTGTGTTTTAACACCACAAACTTTTCAGCGTGTAAGTTATTCCATACCACTATCACAGTTCTATCATCTCCCATACGTGCAATATCCGCAGTGATGAATTTATCTCCCAAATTAGTGGATGGTCGGAAGCATCGGAGTAAATCATCGTATTCGTAAAGTCTATCTTTGGTCTCATCATAGTCCCAATCACCTTCCAATAATCTTTTGCGGTCAATGTCGGGAAGGAGTTGTAATGATTGAAGATAAACAGGTGAAATGTGGGGGTTGTCAGTGGGTAAGGCCTGTATAAATTCACGGTCACTCCTTATCGTGCCATTTCTTTTCGCATTATAGAAATCATTGTATAACCATCCTTTGTGTGGGTTACAAGTTAGCAGTCCTTTCGGTTTATCATTTATCAATTTATAGCGCACACGTGAGGCAAGAATCGCAATACACTTTTCGCTCACCTCTCCTGCCTCATCAACGAAGTAGTCTGTGATTTCAATCGATCCAAAACGCTGAAATTCTGCATCGGATGGCATATCTGCCAAGTCCATTAGAATTGTTTGTGATCCATTATACCAATTGATAACATGGTCTTGACCATTGTACGTATAATCCCTTCCTGCAACTAATCCATATTGAGCGCACAATTCAAAAAAAGTAGCCATAGTGGATAACCTTAATTTCTTCAACTCTGCGCGGCCTATTAGGCCTCGGGTACCTGGGTATTTAAGTCTGCGTTTAATCTGCCAATCGCAACCAAGAAATGACTTTCCACCTGATGCAGCTCCGCCATATAGCACCTGCCAAATATCACTCTCAATAGATAGATATTTTAATGCTAATTTTTGTTTGTCATTATAGACTATTTCACGCATAACCCATCCTTTATCTTTTGTTGCAAAATATGACTATCCATTATATCAGCATAAATGAGGCGAGACAATTCACACTGGTAATCATCTTTGAATCTTTGGCGAGTAATCTTATCCAATCTTTTGGCCTTATACGCACTCATTGATTGCGCATCCAATGTTTTTTTATACGCCATAAATTGCCACTTCTTCCATTCATCTTCACTCCACATTTCATCACGCAGAATCTTTTTATCGTAGAACGTGCGAACCTTCATTGGTGCTAACATCAAGACAAAGTCTCTTTTGTTTTCTCTCCACAATCGAATGTCTTCATTGAAGGTCTCAGTCCAATCAACTGGCTCATCACTTGTGTTAGATGGCAATTCAATTTTAGCTTTCTTTTTATCGAGTGCTAAATTCGTTTTCATCTTGAATTCATTGTACGATTTCAAGACATCGGAAAGGAAAGCAACCGACATCATCCCAAAACACTCCACACGTGTCCATTCGCTACCAACCGCATTCAGTTGAAAAGCCAATGCCATTTCGCCTGTGGTGAGGTATGGGTAGTGCGTCTGCATTGTCACGTAAAGAAGATTAGTTTCTTCATCGGATGGCAGGTTTTTTATACCATATAGTACTATACCATACGCTATACTTTGCTTGAAAATAGATAGCGTAATATCGCAAATCTTTGAAGATTCAAGACTTGTTATGTATGCCTTTTCGTTATGCGTTAACCCACTCGTGTAGGCTGTTTCGTTGTATACGACCAATTGTGTCATTGTGATTGTTTTTAGTTGTTACAAATTTAGTTAAGTCCCAAGCGGATCGCATTGCTGCCTTCCAGTCCTTCATCTTGTTCTTGCCATACTTCCAACCGGTATTGGTGTAATGGCTGATAAAAACATCAGCGAAATGAAGGGCATCTTCGGAGTGTGCATTGGGCATACGTTCAAGGAAATAATCAGCGACTTCTTCAAGAGATGGCGCAGTGAAAAGACATCCTTTCGATTTTATTTGTTGGTTGTTCAACTGACTTTCCAACTGGATCACTCTCTCTTTTAGTGAGAGTACCTCGCATATTAAAGTATTGATGTCCATCGTTCAAATATTGTTTAGTTGTTGTGCAATTATAGCCATTATTTTCGAATGCCTCAAAAAAATCATTCACTATGAATCTCCATTGCGGATCAATCTTGTAAAGGTCACAGAACTTTTTAATTGAGTGGAGGACAGTTGAATGGTCAACTCCAACTGGCGCACCAATATCTCTCAAAGTCTTTTTGTTGTTCGTGAAATAGTTGAAGGCAATCACAATAGCACGTGCATCAACTACATCCCTTCTGCGTGTTCTACTTTGAATCTCGCTATATTTCACATTCATCAAATTAAGACACGCATCGCTTATGATGTCATCAATGACTTTTGTTTCTTCAATTGATTTCATTTCTTCTGGTTGGTTAACCACCAACTGACGCAGGTGTGCAAGTTGTTTTTCGATTGAATCAATTGCGTTTAGTATCATCTCATTCATCTTGACCTCCGTATGTTTTAATAAAATACTCATCTGCAAAATACATTTGGTGGTGGTCATTTCTTGCACTATTATAAGCATCAATAATCTGCTCTCGTTCGATTTGTAGTGCTATTGCTATTTCTTTTGAATAAAATGATACATCCGAAGTTGTCATAGATTCTACCAATATTTGCACTGCTGTTTGTTTACTCATCTTACAAATAATTTACAGGTTCGTGTTCATTTTCATTTTCAGCCACAGCCAATGAGATCAATTGGCATTTGTCAACTCCAATCATCTTGGATAGTTTATCAATGTGCTGAATAGACATTGTGATTGGATAGGTTTCGTACTTCCTTCCAGTAGGCCAAGTCACTCCCATTGCTTTTGCAAATTCGTAGGTAGATGGGTAGTGCGTTCTTATAAGTGTTCTAAATTTCATTTCTTTATAGTTTACCAGTGAATAATACTTTTAATCTTTGGACAATTCCAAGCGTTGCTTTTTTGCGAGGTGCTACCATTCTTGGCTCAACCTTAATTATTTTTTTCGGATCAACCTTAACTTTTGTTTTAGTGAATAAAGTTGGTTGCGATGGTGTAAAATAATTGGATTGATATTTTTTGAATTTCAAAAATCTATCCTCGTGTATTCTTTCAAGACCTCTCCAATAACCATCTTTTTTCCAAATGATTCCAGCTTGTTGGAAATAAACAGGAGAATGCTTACCCATTTTATGACGAACCATCACTTGACCTATATTGGTGTAATTATGGTTATTTAAATCTTTGCACATAGCATTGATTCGTTCCTTTGTCATTTTTCTACGTTGCATAATTTTTTCTTAAATAGTTAAATAAATCTTGGGGACTCTCAAACGTGATGTCCCCCCTTAAAAAGGGAGGTCATCACTGTTGTTTAATTTACCATCAGCAATCGCATCTTTGTACGGATTTTCACCGCTTGTAAGATAGATTTCAAAAGCCTGAGCAGTTGCGCATATCATCCCTATCTGTTGGTTGATGGGTTCGCCTTCGCCTTTGTGAAGGTCAACTGCTGCCTTCAATGCTACCGCACGTGCAATATCTGCTGACTTATCTTCTTTTACAAAGGACTTGCCACCTCCACCATTCCACGCAGGTTTCTGCTCCTTTGCAAATTTGATATTCCAGTACCTACCATTTTGAGTATAGTCATACTGCTTTTCGTCTCCAACTTTGAAGGGAGGTTCCTGCGATGCAGCGAAGCATCCACCGACATCTCCATTTTCCATTTCTACCTCGAACTTAAAGAGGTCTTTCCATTTGCCATTGTTTTGAATGGACTTGATTTTACTTGTTTTCATATTTCTATGGTTTTGATTTTTACTTGTTTTAATTCGTTGTAAACTGATAACAACTGCGGTGGCATTATACCTTCCCAAATTTTCATCGAAGATGATGCGGTTTTGTCTTTATTGATCCCTCTCAATCGCATAAATTTATCTTGGCAATCGTACCACACAACAAATTTGTTATCTAATTTGTGTCCGTGTACCTGTGCAATTGGCATAATCCATTCCCAAAATTCGCCATTGATGGAGTTAACTATGTAGGTCGCACCTCCATAACTGCCTTTGACATTGAGCGCATCCATCCTTTGAATGCAGTCCTGCTCATCCAATTCTTTCCAATCTCTCATCGCTTATAGGTTTTTTCGGTGAGTAATGCCTCCATTCTTTCAAATGGTTTGCGTGGTGATGAGTCAGCTATGTGCTGAGCAATTGCGTTAAAATCTAATTGCTCACTTGGATAACTGGATGATTGAACGCAGATGAACTTGCGTGGGTAGGTTAGGTTAACACTTTTCATATGCGATAAAATTTTTTAATTTGACTTTCAAATCTTCTGCTTCTTCCACTGACAACAACCATTGATTGGTATCACCTTTTAAGAATTCGTTGACCAAAAATGTTATTGCTACGGTTTGATTAACGGTCAATACGTGAACAGTTGAATTGAGTGGACATCTGTCCTTATCGAATTGGCTCAAATCAGTGCCATAGATTTCGACTTTTTTGTACTGCATCTTTCCCATATTAGATAATTTGAAAGATAAATGCCTCAACTCCATTAACGTGATACGTGCCAGAATAAGCATGGCAGTAACCGTGTTCATCAGTGTGGTATTTGATACCACGTTGGTTAGCGTAATCCATAACAGTTGCGTTCGCCTGTTCCAATGATTCGCAGTTGATGGCTTGTTGATGAAAGCCTTTGAAAATGTGAACTTGATACATATTGTTTTTTTTTAAGTTGTTTTAATTGCTATTGTTCTAAATCCATCCCACCAAGCATCGGTAGCTTGTGATTGTTCCTTTTTTTTTGCAGTATCCCAAATTGAATCTTCAATGATTAAGTTGTTTTTTTCGTGAATCTCTTTGAGTTGTTGTTCTAACCATTCCACTGCTGTTTGTCTTTTCATTTTTTTAAATAAAGTTTTAAAATCAAATTGCAATACTTTTTATCCTTACAAATATCAGTTTGCGTTATTTGTAGAATGTAATGAGCCATTTCAATTCGACTCATTACATTTAATTCTTTTTCTGTTTTATATGCCATATCCATTCGGAGTGACATCTTCAATGCTATAAGATTTTAGCTCTGCTGTAACTGATTTCAATTTTTTTACAGCATCCACATTCAAAGATATTTCTACTTTATTATTAGCTTCGATTTGAGCCTGTTCAAAGAATGCTTTGAATTCTGCAAGAAGTTGTTGTTCTGTTTTCATTTGTTTAATTGTTTCGTTGTTTGTTTGACAAATATAGAAATAAATTTTAATATGTCAAGAAAAAAATTAAAATATTTTTAGTTTTCCAATGTTTTCGGGGGTTTCCAGATGCATTTTTTTTTGTCCAACCTATTAAATTTCATCTTAATTTAGTCCAATGAAAGGAAAAATTCTCCAATCAATGAAGCCAAGAGCCAAAAAACCATTGGCAGGGGAGGCGGGTGTTCAGTTTACAATAGTCCAATATATCAAAGTAATGTACCCAAATGCACTTTATTGCGCCTCAGCAGGGGGAATGTTCACGAGTATGAAGCAGGCCATCAAGATGAAGATGACTGGCTACGTTAAAGGGTTTCCCGACCTTCAAATATGCGAACCAAACGAAAAATATCACGGGTTATTCATCGAAGTTAAGACGGATAAAGGTGTTGTAAGCAAGGAGCAAAAGGAATGGATTAAGCAATTGAACAAACGTGGCTATTATGCTACTTATGTAAAAGGCTCGGAAGATGCCATTAAATTGATAGATGCATATTTCAAGAACGCAATATGAGCAGCATAGGCGGTTAGCCATCAATCTTTGTAGCGGTAACGTTTACGAAGCGGATGACCTTCTGCACGATACTTTACTTTGCATTTTTGAAAATGGCAATGAGATAAGGAATAGTGAGCATTACATCAATCACGCATTAAAGATTGCGCACTGGTCTAATCGCAGTCACTACCACAACACCATTCGCAAGTTCAACCAGATGAGTGATGAACCAACGGAATCACAATTGCGAGACTACGAATCGGTTACTGTGTGGTTAGGTGATCGCATTACAAATGAACAATTAGATATATTGATTTCTCGCCTTCCTTTCTTTGAACGTGAGGTGTTTTATTTATATGCCTTAAATGACTTTTCATATAATGATTTGAGCATTGATACAGGCATACCAAAGAAAGTCCTTTATAACGCCGTTAAATACGCTAAGAACGAAATTAAAAAAGCAATAGTGATATGAATAAAATCATTGAGATGGCCAATATGCGAATGGCTATTTGTCGAGAGTGTCCAGTTTACAATTCCACAACACGAACTTGTGGCACTCCATTAAATAAACTTAATCCATTCGCTACACCTGTAACTTTGGATGGTGTGACCTTCAAACCTTGTGGGTGTTTCTTGGATTTGAAAACAAAGATGACCTTCCAAGATTGCCCTGCGGGTAAATGGCCTGTTGTGGTAGACGCAGAAAAGAAAGGACAAGCAAAAGAGTTAGTGGAGTCCGTTAAGGCAACCAATGTATTGACTGATCCACAGCGCAGACTTCTTGCTGAATTTGATGAGATGATGAAGGGTAGTAAAGGAAAGGTGAGCAGTTGTATTCCTTGCGTTAAAAAGATGGTGGATGACCTTCACAACCAACTCAAAAGCGAGGAGGTGCTACTTATGGAGGAGGAGCAACCTAAAAAGAAAAAACGTGGAAGAAAATCTAAATCTCAATAGTGATGAGCAACCTTGTAGCTTCTTTTTTTATGTGGCATTCACTGATCGCCTTATTACTTACTGGCTTGATGCTGGCAGCAATCCGGTACCACTCCCTACCTTTTACTCGTGAAAATATTTTGGGAGTAATCTTTACCGCTATTTGTTGGCCTGTTGTGTTGGCAATGACAATTGTGGAATTGTTTAAAAATAATGAGTAAAAAATAAAATATTTTTTTGAAATATAATATTTAATTTCTATATTTGTGCCGTTGAGTGGTTACACGTTTTCCCCCTTTCGTTATAACCCTCAACAAGTTAATACGATTGGGGGAGTTTTTTTTAGTCAGGTGGCGGAATGGTAGACGCTATAACGAATAAGAGAGCAAGGCTACACGTTGATCCTTGCGTACAGGTTCGAATCCTGTCCTGACTACAACTCAATCATTGGCGGTGTAAATACGTTTGGGTGATTGTTTTAAGCGTTACAAGGGGATGATGGCACAGCGCAGCGGTAGCATTAAGGACAAAGCCGCAAGACCATCACACGAGCCGAGAATCGTGTTAAAGTAGTGTCCATGTCAAAGGTCAACGGTGATACTTTGAAACTTGAAAGCGAAAGGACTCATTCGACGGATTGAATGAACTTTTAAGCAAAGAGAGTGAATGACAACTGATGTAACTATCAGTGGGATATTCTCATTCTCTTTTAGCTCAGGATCTATTCTCTGGATTAAATTATATTAACTATATTTGAATAAAATATAGATTTTTATCTACTTAATGAATATGAATAAAATTGCCAAAATTGAATACGTTCCAATATGGAAAGTAAAGAACAATCCAAATAACCCTCGTCTTGTTAAAGATGATAAGTTCAAAAAGTTGGTGAACTCAATTAAAGAGTTTCCCGATATGTTAGACAAACGACCAATCATTGTTAATGAAGATATGATTGTATTGGGTGGCAATATGCGATTGAAAGCTTGCAATGAAGCAGGACTAAAAGAAATTCCAATCATTGTAACCAACTGGACTGAGGAACAACAGCGCCAATTTATTATTAAAGACAATCTTGGTTATGGTGAATGGGATTGGGATATGATAGCCAATGAATGGGATGAGAATGAGTTAAATGAATGGGGCTTAGATATTCCAAACTTTGAAGGCGATATGGTAGAGTTGGATGCAGTGGAAGATGATTTCGATGCACCAGAAGGAGGTCTTGAAACTGATATTGTATTGGGAGACTTATTTGAGATAGGTGAACACCGTTTACTATGTGGTGATAGTACTGATAGTGATTCAGTGGCAAAGTTAATGGATGAACAAAAAGCTGATATGGTTTTTACTGATCCACCATATAATATCAACTACGGCAATATAAAACACCCAAAATTTAAACAAAGAGATATTGAAAACGATAATATGAGTAGTGCAGACTTTAAAAACTTTTGCAATTCTTTTGTATCAAATATTAAATTATTTTGTGATGGGGTTGTATATTGTTGGGCAGGTCCAGGAAAAGACGGTAGAATTATGTTCACAGCGTTAGATGAAGCATTGCATAATTCAACAATGATAGTATGGAATAAAGATCAATTTACATTAGGTAGAGGTAAATATCAAAATAAAAATGAGGTGTGTTGGTTTGGTTGGAATAAATCAGGTGAAACTTTCACAGATGATAGAACTTTAACAAATGTGTGGGATTTTGAAAGACCTAAAAAGTCTGAATTACATCCAACAATGAAACCTATAAAATTGGTTGAAAACGGATTAAATCATAATCCAAAAGCAAAATCAGTTCTTGATTTATTTTTAGGTTCAGGTTCTACAATGGTTGCAGCGCACCAACTAAAACGCAAATGCTATGGTATGGAACTTGACCCAAAGTATTGCCAAGTGATTGTAGATAGAATGAGAAAGCTTGACCCTGCATTAGTAATCAAAAAGAATGGGCAGGTTATATAAATAAAAAAAGGGGGCAAATGGCTCCCCCTTTTGAGTATATGTTGAAACATCACTCCGTTGAATGATGAGCCAAATATAATATAAAACAATGAAAAAACAATGGCTAAAGAAGATAATTTAAAGTCTTGGAAGAAAGGACAATCAGGCAATCCAAATGGCAGGCCTCGAAAATATGTATCTTTGCTCAAAGAACACGGATATAAATTATCAGAGGTCAATGATACTATTCAGGCAATGATGGCAATGAGTATGGATGAACTTAAATTGGTATGGGATAATCAAGATGCAACTGTCTTGGAAAAGACCATTGCTAATGCGATGCGTAAAAGTATTGAGAAAGGTTCGCTTTATTCGATTGAGACATTATTGAGCCGAGTATATGGTAATCCAAAACAAATGACTGAGTTGACAGGTGCGCATGGTGACCCAGTGCAAATAATCATATCGGACAAATTGTAAGCAATTCACTGAACAAAATGAGAGCAATAATCGAATTTGATTTAGACGAGCCAACAGACATTGAGGCGCACAAAAGATTCACCAACTTGAATGGGGTGTATATTGCGTTATGGGAATTCGACCAAGAGATGAGAAGACAAATCAAGTACAATAGCGAAAACTATACAGGTGAGCAGGTGGATGCGATTGATAAGCTGCGAGAAAAGTTCTACGAGATATTAAATGATAATCAAATAAAGATAGATGGATAACGAACAAGCAAAAGATACAGCCAAACACACTTACACTATGTGTGTGTTATTCGGGTTGTGGTTACAACAAAAAGAGCAACGCAAACGCCTTGCTAAAACTGAGATGAGTGTACTATTTGACGAATGGATAAACAAAGTATTGGAGGAGGTTAACAATGCAAAAGATTAAAGTATCACTTGACTATAACACCATCACTGTTAAGCAATACGTTGACTTCCTGAATAATGAAGGAAATGATGTAGGCCAAGTGTCCGCTATCTTGGGACAACCAAAAGACTTCGTGAGGCAACTTACTCCCGAAGATATGGAGAAAGCTATCACTGCCTTTCGTGAGGTCATTGCTAATCCATTTGCTAATCATCAGCTCAAATGGAAGGGATATGGATTCATTCCCGACATCAATAAAATGTCATTTGGTGAATGGCTTGACCTTGACAGTAATAATAAGGACTATCCCAAGAGCTTACCCAAGTTACTTTCAATCCTTTACCGACCAATCAGTTCGGAGATTGGAACAAAGTACAAGATTGAGCAGTACACTGCGGATCACTTAGCGAACGCAAAGGACTTTGAGTCTATGCCGTTATCAATTGCGAATGGTGCGCTGCTTTTTTTTTCGAATATCGAAAAAGAATTGGTGAACACTTCCCTCTCTTTTTTAGAGTCGCAGATACAGGAGAACTTGACGAAGGCGATGAAGATGATGGAGGAAGCGTTGCAACAAGCGAATTAGCGGAAAGATACGGATGGTTTCACATAATTGAAGAACTTGCCGACAGAGATATAACCAAGTTCGATGCCATTACAGAGACACAAGCGTCTACCATCTTTGCACACTTATCGTACCGGATAGATTATTACAACTTTCAAAAACAATTGATGTCTAAAACAGACCATTAAAGCTACTTAAATAATATGAGCGCATCTTCACTATACACATACAATGTTGTTATTGGCAAATTCGAACAATTCGCCAATACACACGCACTCCTTCGCAGGTTCACACACGGACAAATATCACAAGCTGACTTGGAGAAAGAAGGCGAATGGCCGTGGATGCACGTTACACCAACATCATTTTCATTTGATGCAGGTGCGTTGACCTATTCATTTGATGTTTATTTCGCTGACCTTCCACGTGACAAAGATGATAAGACGGAGTATCAAAGGCAGTCAATGAGTGAGTGCATCCAGTTGGCAGGTGACTTTGTTGCGATGTTGGAGAATGGGAGCATCTTT